TTTGTTTGGACAGAAAAGACCTATGCCCGGAGCATCTACTAGTTCTGTGCCACACTTGTAGCAATTGATTGGGTCAGGCTTGTCAAACATCCAACCTGGCGGATGCGGATCTTTTGGGAGCTCAACGCTGTCTTGAATTTGCTCTATTTGTTGTTCAGTGAGAGGACCATCATCGGGTTCATACTTGGGTTCGTCATGTACAAAGCCTCCGGTGCCTTGTCGAGCCCATTCAAACTGTTTGTTAGCGGCCAGAATCAATGTCAAGGCTAGTGGATCAAATACCAGCACAATCATTATGATCATCCAACGCACTGCACGTTCTAGTAGATTGTCGTCGGGATTGTCCCCGTACAACAAAGCCGCAATGTATTTTATTGGTCCAACCTCGGCTTCAACCTTGCGTACCTCGGCGGCAATAGGCGCACGGGCATCGTTAAGTTCCGCAATAGACTTTTGCGACTGTGATATTTCAGCTTGAAGGCGACCACGCTCTTTCTGCTGGGTTCTTCGCATAGCCACAGCTTTTTCGGCACCCGTTTCTGTTGTTGAGCGGCCCAGTACTTGGTCCACTCCTTCATCCATCTGTTTAAGTGCCTTACGGTTTGCTTCAATATTCTCTTTCTCGGTCTTGATCTTTTCATCATATATTGCTATTTTACTTGTAACATCACCGCTGACTAAACTTTGATCACTGTGTGCTTTTGACAGGTATCCAAAGATACCCATACTGGTCAGTATCATGAGAAACGCCACGGCCGGTATGAGATACACCTTAAAGGCCCAACCAGCACGTTTCCAGTTGTTGTGCAACCATACTGTGGCTGCAATCTTGCCTAGTTCTAGGCTACCGCCCATGATGATAACCGGAATAGTGGCCGCACTAAAGATGGCCACCAATCCGGCTACTGAGTAATAAGCAGCCACCATGCTTAACAACAATGCGGTGGCGAGAATAGCAAATCCAAATATCATAGAATATTATTTATTTTGTGTTTTTAATACCCTTACTGCTAGTTTAACGGCGCACCAGGTAGCAAACTTTTCTTCAGGTACATCAAACCACACAGTCTCGGCTTTTTGAGTATACTTGTGTCGTTCCAAACGACGTTTGACATGGCTTTGACTGCGCCAGTCTTTATTATACAGTGTTCGAGCTTCACGCATCACAGTGTACCACTGTTGAGCGTTGTCAAACTCAAACCAAATACGGTGCATGACCAAAGGCGTTAATTCAAGCGAGTCAATTGATTCAGGCATGCTCAACGCAGAGGCCTCGATGTTGACAGTCATTACTAACCTTTCTAGATTTATCCTCTTGGCATACCCCCGGGGTACCAGCCCAGGTTTTAGCCTATTGCTAGGCCGAGGTCCTTGTCGCAACCTACGGGATTTATGTTTATTGTGCCACGGAGCCAGACAGGCCTAGGTTATCGATTCACCCCGCCCGGCCTTTAAACGACCCAATCTCTTTGATCATGCACTGTAATTATAGCAGTGGAGACTGGAGTTGTCAATAACTTGTTTTGCCGTCTTGGGGGTTATTCACCGTTCCAGCTTTCGCCAGTGTCAGTGTTTGTGAGCTCTAAAGGACCATAGAAGTGATACTCAGTATCGTCGCATGACCAGCCCAGGCCTTCCAGGCCATCAAAATAGTCTTCTTCCCAGGCGGCTTCAAGCTCTTGTTGTTCTTGTTTGGTCATGTCATCGGGATAAGTCCAATCCGCCCAGCACCCATCATCAAGACTGTCCAGTTCCCAGTCATAGTCAGTAAAGCCAAGCTCGTATCCGTCGGGATTTTTAAGATCAACGTCGGGACGATCTTCGCTTTCGCAATAGAATGCGCCCCAACGATAGCCTTCTTCACGAATGACTGTGCGCCCATCCTTGGTCCAAAATTGTCGTTCAACAGCGTTCTTTTTTTGGTAAGCTGACAGTTTCCAAGTAGCCATTTTTAATCTTTCTTGATGCCAAACAACTGTAACAAGTTGATAAACAGATTGATAAAGTCCATGTACAGTGTAAGTGCTCCGATAACTTCTTCTCGTCCGGTATCACTGTCTACACTAACTGCTTCGCGAATCTTTTGCGTATCGTATGCAGTTAATCCTAGAAAGATAATGATAGCTAACGCACTGATAACCATTTGCATAACAGTTGAGCCAATAAAGATGTTCACAACACTGGCAATGATAATGGCAATCAGACCAATCATCATGAACTGTCCCATGCTGTCTAGACTGCGTTTGGTAAAGTATCCGTAAAAGCTCATGGTACCAAACAAGATGGCCGCACCCATGAACGCACTCACAATCGACCCCATGGTGAACACAGCAAATATTGTTGCCATGCTCAGACCCATTAACGCCGCAAAGCCATATAGGAACAACTGTAGTTGACTCTTGTTGAAGTTTTCACTGGCAAACGCAAAGGCCAAGATTGCCAACAAGGGTGCAAAAATCACAATCCACTTGGTGACGCCTGTGAAAAAGAACTGTAGCAACTCTGGGCTGGTGCCCACAAAGTAGCTCACAATCATTGATACAACAACTGCCAGACTCATGTGTCCATACACACGGCCCATGGCTGAGTTAACTTGCTCTGCTGAGCGATAGGTGTTTAAAGTTTCGGTATACATTATATTAGTCATCCTTTTCCATAGAAAGCACTTCACGTACCAAGCCTACTAATTCGTCTTCGGTGCCGCACATGATCTTGGCAGTTTTGTAGTCATTTTCTTCATCACGACCACTGACTTCGATCATGTATCCGTTGTCATAACGATAGATGGTAAACGATTCGCTAACCTTAGTTAGCTTGTCGTTAAATTTATTTACACTAGCAGTTTTGGCTTTGGCCATGGGGTTCTCCTTTGAAAATTCAATACTGATTTCGTCTAGCTGACGAATAAGCTCTTGTTCAGAGAGCTCTACTATGTTGTCTATTTGCTTTTTACGCGGCATTTGATTCCTTTTGTTTGGTCAATTCACACACCATCAAAAACTTCTCGTAAGCATCACGCACACTTTCGTGTCTCATTAATTTATCTGCTTCGTCTTGCAGTGCTTTTAAGCCTGCGTCAGCAATATCTCGAGCACAGTCAATCTGCAGGGTAGTTAGTCCTGTACCAAACTCTCGAGCCAATTTGTTCCAAGCTCGACGTTGACCTTCTGTGATAGGTGTTGATTGTGGACGTAGTTCGCTGGCTTTACGAATAGCATCGCACATGGCATCTTCGGCCACACGCCCAGCCGCAATCAACGCGGCATGGTTAGGTTCCACGTTAAACCTACGGCTGGAGCCTCCCGGGTAACAGAGGACCAAGTGGGCACCTCGAGGGAAACTATCCAAAAGGTCATTATCATACTCAGCCACAGGCATATACCGACGTCCAATTTTTTCATAGTAAATTTTCTTCATTTGTTTTTCCCAAGGTCATGGGTGCATGGTCAAGTGTTGCACCCATTTCGTCTTTGTACAAAAATGCATCTTCGTCATCGATTACCACAGTTAAGTCACAGTGACGCAAATCATAGTCTGTGAAGTTGTGATCCGCATCGTACACCCGAAAGAAGTAAGAGCCGCCAAAACTTTCAATAATGTGACCGCGTAGGCCTTTTGCTGGTTTAGGTGTCATCCGCCAAAATACTTTATAACTGTGTTCAATGCTTCAACCATGCGAGTGTTGATTTCCACATCCTCGGGGTGCATCCACTTACCGCCAGGATTGGTATCTGTGCGCGGGTCCTTTTTCCACTCACTCAGCTCTTTCTTGAGATAGCTTCTTTGCTCTTTGAGATTGAGCACAGTGATTCGGTCAGCGGCTTCGCCGTCCAGGGTAATAGGTCCTACTCGGTTACTCATTATGTGCTTTCAAGGGTGTGCCTTTGAGGCCAGAAATCATTTGGAATTTGTCCCAAGCGTCTTTAACTGTTGGAGAGTTTTCTAACTCGTCGTCGGCTACTATTGTTTCAAGCCAGTAGTAGGGCAGTCGGGAAGGCCGTGCGCCAAACTTACGGGGCTGGTGCAGTTTGCCGCTGTCATAGAGTTTAATACTAACGTCTCGAAACTTGGCTTCGTCTTCAACAGGATAGTCCATCCATTCTGGGTTACTAAAGGGATTGCCAAAAGTTTGGCCGCCGCCGTATCCAGACCAGATACCGGCCCACTGCTCGTCATCACGTGGGTCAAAATCTGTACGAGTGATTAACACTAGCACATCATTGATGTCTACCTTGCTATCCACAATGTCTCTAATGCAACGGCTGTAACTGAGTCCAACTTTCATACCTTTTCTCCTGCGTCAAAGTCACGGAATCTCAAGAACCTGGGGAATCGGAGTGAGTAGGTTCCGTCTTGGTTTTGGGTAACTGCGTCCGCTTGGACTTCAACCAAGTGACCAAGTAAGTGATCCCTATTGGTCCAATACTCATCACGAAGAGCATCGCTAAAGCCAGTACCAACATTAACATAAATTCTACGGTCATTGTCATCTCCTTCACAAATTATAGCACCCAACCGGCCTGCATTGCGACCAGTTCCTTCTTCAAAACCCACAATGTTCAAATCAACACTAATGGTGGGTTTCCATTTCATCCACGAGTCTGAACGTTTACACTCGTACGGTGCATCCAGGCTCTTGATCATGATGCCTTCAAAGCCTTCGGCAACACAATCCTGTGCATACCGATTCATGATGTCATGTCCTTCAGCTGTGTCCAAGTCCACATCCAGGCCGTTCATGATACGCAAACAATCAGTGTCCATCAACTGTGTTTTGGCACTGTCAATCCATTCAATTCTTTTGTACTGTTGCAAGTTGCAGTGGCCTTCTTTGAGGGCATCCAAGGGCAAGATGTCAAAAATATGATACACCATGTTATCAGTTTTGGCATCGCTTTTACGATGTGCTTGCTTCATGAGTTTCTGAAAACTCTCGCCCACAATCTCACCGTCTAACACAAAGTGACCACCTGTACCGCGACCCCACTGGAATGCCTTGCGATTATCTAAAATAGCTTCTGCAATCTGCGGGAAGTTTTCAAACTCCTTGCCATTTCGACTAAACAGTGTACAAGCATCACCTGAAACCACAGCCAATACACGTACCCCATCCAGTTTACATTCCAGGCGTTTGATACCTCGGAGCTTTTTGGGCTGGTCTGTTGAATCCTGTGCTAACTGGCATGAGAACACTGGAATCCGGTATTCAGTCTTGCCCACAACCTTGTTAATGGTCTTTTCGGACACACCGCATCGCAAATCCTTGATCAGCACACGTCGAGCCAGGTTGTTCCATTCATCACTGTCAAACTCATCAGCACATTCTTGAATGGCGTCACGTGCGCGATGTCCACTAATACCTCGTGTGCGCAGGTCTTCTAGCAAGGCCCAAAAACGCGGCCAAGGATTATCGCGCCCGGTTAAGTCTGTAGTTTCAGGAACTTGCCGAACGTTGAACGCATAAAAAGGATTGTAGGCTTGGTAGCAGTTAAACAAAAAACACTGTGCATCGGCACTGCCCAACCTGGCCGCCATCAGAGCTTTTTCAATAACTTTCTCCTTGTGTATGCGGCTGTCCGAACTTTCTAGATCACGAATCCAGCCTGCCGCCATTACACCGCCAAATCTTTCGTTTGAGAAATCAGTTTCATTCATATACTTAATGCCTTACCATGATGAGTTATAAAACACTTTTAAGCCCATGAACATCTCGGCACGGGCATTTTTAATGAACTCAAGATCCTGACTGTAATAGTGTTGATCTGAGTCATTGCCAAAAAAGAATCCTGCTGTTGCGGGCAGTTTGTGCTTTTTGACTGCCTTCTCTAGCTCGTCAAGATCTTCAGCACCGAGTTCTAGTTCAATACCATTGAAACTACTACCCCACTCACTTTCAGGAATGTCGCGATTGGTATCATGCATTTTGCGTTTCCACAAACTTTCCATCCAACCATGCAGGTTAGGATGCTTGCGCCAGTAAGCAATTTCTCGTGGCTTGTTTACTTTTTTGTTTACATAATCACGAGTGGCTTCGTCAAACTCGGCACCGTCGTAGTAGTCTGATTGCTGTCCAGCACGGGCGGCCACATAAGCATACATATCAAGACCCACGACCAACTCCTTTTTGATACTGGTACTCACGTTTGAGCCACCAGCGATAACGTTGAAAATATTCTTGCATGGTATATCGCGGTTCGCTGTATGCATCATGCTCTTCGCAGTTCTGCCGCCACAACTCTTCTAGCCATTTGCGAAAGGGCTTCATGCGGCCTCCAGCATGTTGGCTGGCACGTTGAACAAGCCACCGTTGGTCTTGACAAGAACATATTTGATCTTGACTTTGTTCACAGTGCCAATGTATGTTAGGCCGTTGCGATTGCTGGTAAACTTTACAGAGTCTCCTGCCTGGAAGGCACGTTTATTTTGCTTGGCCAAGCCGGCTCGTGCAAACTTCACTGCCGAAATAACACTTTCAAGTTCAACGTTAGAAAGATTACCAAACATGATTGCAGAATTGATCTGCTGGATTGTGCTAAGTTGTTCCATCTGGGGCTCCTTTGTTGCGTATGTGTATATTGTACACTCAAACAGTTTTACCGTCAACCAATCTACGGATGCGGTGGGCCATGTCGTCGGGTGTGTCGCCTTTGCCTGTCAGCATGTAGGCACCGTACTCCACCATGTCTGCCTGCTTGAACTCCAGGTCAATGCCCAAGTTCTTGAACACAACGTTAACCTGCTTCAGGGTCTCTTCTACTGTCTTATGCACAATCTCTAGATGATCATTGTCGATCTCGTCCTCATCGTATCCAACTTCGTCTGTTAGCACTTTGGTAAAGGACATTTCGTCGTCCATAATGCAGAACTTGCCAAACGCCTTGTTCAGGGCGTCGTCGCCAAAGTCCTCAATGCCCTCACCAATGTCGTTGGTGTCGATATCGTTAAGGTGTTGTTGTTTAGAAAATGTACGCATTTCTGGCTCCTTTTTGTTAAACTATGCTATATTATAGCAGTTTGGGAATTATTGGTCAACCGCGTGGATCACATGCTCCAGTAAGTTTCGCTAGCCGGGTTGCAACACCAAGGAGTGTCAGCATCAATTTCCACAGGCTTGCCGCTCATCAAATTCTTTACAGTGATCCGGGGTGCAGTATAGGTTGCACGAGCCACAATGTTCAGTTGACTTTCGTTCCAACCTGCTTTGTTGCAAAGACGGGTACGAGTTGCCTTAGCGGCACCAAAAGTTTTGTATGCACGGGTTTTATTGGGACCGTCTGTAACAATAAGACCTGTACCTTTTGCGACAATTACGTAACTCATTTGTGGCTCCTGTTTGCTGTTTATGTGTATATTATAGCATTTTGGGATATTTTGGTCAACCAAAGAAAAACCCTGCAAATTGCAGGGTTTTTGTAGTACTAAAGTATTACCTTTAGAATGTTGCGTTTTTACAACACTATTAGAAAGCGCGAGTGTATGACAACGCCATATTTTTCTGGTCACTGTCGCCATTTACACGATCATAGGCCAATGTGATGCTGTCTTTCTTGGACAGAGCATAGCTCAAAGAAGTACGCACCGCACGAGTTTGGTCTGCAAAAGCCGTGTTGTCAAAGGCATCGCGGAAACGATATCCCAAGCTGGCAGTGAATGGACCAACTGGTACTCGTACGCCTGGCTCCACACTGTAGTAATTCCAATCAGTGCTGGTAGTAAATCTACGACCAACAGCCGTACGCACATAACCGGTCACAGGGCCAAGAGGAGCAGTAGCAGTAAGGCCACCTTCCAAACGTCCGCCTACTGAGTTACTATTTTCAGTGTGTACAGTGTGTGATACTGCATCAATAGTCAGTGACTTGTTGATGGGTGCTCGCACTGCTAGGCTGTACATCTTTTGATCATTGCCAGTGGCGTTGTCAATATCAGTATAACCCAAAGTCACGCTTTGTGCAAATGCTGAACCAGTTAGGGCCAAGGCCAGGATAGCAAAAAATTTCTTCATAATTTCTCCTTTAATGTGAAGTAAGTTAGTATAACAGTTGCGTGTTGACATGTCAACTGTCATAGAATAATATTTACCGTGGAAACTGCAATACGGCAAAATTACGAACCAGAAACCACGTATCTTGCAGGCGACGCAGTGACTTCCGCTCGATTTTTTGGATACGTATTAAACAAATCCGGGTTAGGGCGGCAATCTACAAAATTCCCGCCAGGTGCCGATCCTGTGGGAATTTTGTTGGCAGTGTTTCTAACACCCACAACGTCTAACCGGGTTTGGTTGTAGGCTTCTCTTATGGCACCAATGCCGGCCTGTCCGGTCAGTGTGGTGGTGTCAAGCACTTGGTTCAGCAAGTCCCAGGCCCCGCATGTGCTGGGGTCACTGGCAAACTGTGGAAAACTTTCTACTAAAGAATATGTGCTTGTGGTGGTTCCAGATTGGAATACAAAATAGTTTACTCCAGCCTGACTTTGCCACTGTGCTTGTTGGTTCATGATTGTGGCCATGTAGTTCCATGCTGTGTTTAGGATTGCAACTTGTGCGTTAGCTGACAGTGCCGCAATAGCTGTGTTGGCATTGCCAATGTATGTTAACACTGTTGCATCATCGGGCGCTGTGGCAATATTGTTGTATGCAGTGTTTAGTGCGGCAAGACTACCTGCGGCCTGCAATGCATTGATTGCTGTGGTTGCTGTGTTGAGTTGTGCGGCAAAGTTGTCATGGTCAATCATTATGCCCAGCACATCACACATGGTAAGAGTGTTATAGCAGCCAGTGCCAGTGGCCACTGAGTTGTCAAAGAAATTAGTCACTGACGAATCAACTGACGCTGTCTGCGCTTGTACCAAGCCCAGATCATCCATGGTCAACAAGTTGCCACGGTCAATAGGTTGCCAATAATCAGTGTCATTGAGTGCTGTTCCTGCAGGGACGTCTTGCTGACTTTGATAAGCCTGTGGAATTACCCCGCTGTTGTCGGCCACAATTTCATTGGGCAAGTAATCACGATTACTGTTCCATGCAGGATCACGACCTGCCGCATAAATTGCCTTGCCAAATGCCGGCCATGTTGAGTTTGAAAGATTGGGTATGTTTTGTAATGATACTTGCAGAGCTTTGTTGGCCACAGCAGTGGCCTGTGGAATAATCTTGCCCAGTTCATCACAGCCTGACGCACTTGGCAAATACAAGTTGACAATTTCTGCTGTGCCACTGTTGACATAACCTTGTTGACTGTAGACATAAATGGGGCCTTGGGGCGACTGCGTTAACAATGTGTCATAGCTGAGTGGAAACATCACCAAGGGATCCAGCAGTTGGTCTGCACTTTCAATGTTGGGTGTGGTAATTTCCAAAATGTCCAACAACTGTTGCAGGTTTTCTCCAGTGATCAATGTCAAGCCATCGTAGGCTTTTTTCTGCAATGTGTCAAATTGATTGCTAGTAAGACCATTGGGGTTAAACACACTGACTTGATTGTTGTTGACCAGGTCCAGAATCTCAGATGGTGCAAGCCCTGACGCAATCAATGCTGATTGAATTGAAGGCAATGCACCAGACAGTTTGGCCACTTTGGTGATTTGTTGTATCAACCCAGCTGGGGTGCCGTATAGCTCAAGATTTTTTGTATCAACCAGTTTGCCCTGTCGTGATACATCAGTACCAAATCGATCAAACACCGGGTTGACTTTGACTACATCAGCCGATGTCAGCGAATCCATGGTGGTAAACGTTGGCCCAAGATAGTTGTCAGCATTGACTGCTGAGTTAATAAACTTATTTGTGGTTTGTACAAAACTGTACATGGACAGAAATCCCTGTGCAAATCGCCCCACATCAAGTCCCACGTCATTGCGACCCAGGTAAGCATTGCCAGTGTCCTGAATCAAGTTGCTGAATCCATAGGGTTGAAAGGTAGAAGTATCAGACAAACTAGGCAAATATTCGTATCTCAAGTAAGGGTAATTGCCCACTGGTGAATAAGGTATGCTGTTGCCCAGGGCAGGACATGCAGTGCTACCAATGCTCAACAGTTTGTCCAGCGTGGATTCTGTTTTGAAACTCTGTGATGCATAATAGTTGACTGCGGTCAACCAATTGGCAATTGCTGTGGTAGCGTTGAAACTGGTGATAGCAGTTGTCAACGCTGTGGGCAAAGTTTTGATACCAGTGTTGTTTAAAAACCCGGCCAATGCTGTCAGCTGTAACGGTGTTGAAACGCTGGCCATTATCCAGCCCTTACATCGCCGGAGCCGCCAGCTCTAGCATGTCCACATGTGTCGCCTGCGCCTGCGACCACTACAGCAACACCGCCAGCTCGCACTGTGCCAACACCGCCAGCTGTGCTGGCACTGCAATGTATGGGTGGTGCTCGACGCTGACCGCAGGGTGGATGAGCAGTGACTCCGTTGCCGTTGACAATCACTGGACGATTGTTGACTCTTACAGAACCAACTCCCCCAGTGGCAACTCCCCCTGCACCATTTGCATCACCTACTCGTTGTACTGCTGGCATGTTATCCCATTATGATTTTCTTGTCGGGTACCTTGATACCAGTGGTGGCTTCAAGATACTTCATGCGCACTGCATCGTCAGTGGGCGCATACAGTCCGACACTGTTCATATTTAGTGTGGGGTTTTCGTCAGGATCTGCGGTAAACATACTGGGTACCAGGCCCATGCCCTGCGGGCCCGGGGCCACGCTCACAGGGTGTTCAATAGACACTGTGTTGTCGCCTTGCGCAACAACTTTGGCAATAAGTTCTTCTCCTGAGTTTAACTTAAAGGTGTAAACTTTACCTGTTTCAATTGATTGCATTTTTAAACTTTCTGTATAACGTATTGATAATTGATCATGCCAATGGCAATATGCTTTCTAAACATATTAACAAAAGCATCAATGCTCATTTTAGGATGGTCCAACACATCCGGGGATTCATTCCACAAATAGTCGTCAAATATCATATAGCCTTGTTTTTTAAGAAGACCAAATGCCATAGTAGCATCTGCTAACACAGCATCAGAACAGTGACTTCCGTCTACATATATAAGATCAAATTCCCGACGGTCTACAATTAACTGTGCCAGGCCATGATAGCTCATGACCGGCATGACTTCAACTGTTTGTGTGGGCAATTTTGTTAGGTCTGTATTGTGCCGGTGTATGTCTTGAATAATACGTTGCTCAGGTAACTCATCGTTTTTGTATGCATTCATTGGTGTGTTACCAAACGGATCAATGCAAGTGATAGTTCCATCTTTGGCCAACAAGTTTTCCAGCATCCAACAAGTGGCGCGGCCTTCGTGCGAACCAATTTCCAAGATACTAGATAACTTTTGTTCAGCATGTTCCTTGACAAAGTTAAAGTTTACCAAACCATTTGAAAACCAGTCAGCTGTGAAAAAGTGTTTGGTTTCAAAGTCTGGTATATTTTGTCGAAACCAGTCTATTGTGATGTTGTCTAAATCAGGCAAGTTTTTGTCTGAGCTCATTGAACCCTCCCACATGTGCATCATCTAAAAAGATTTGCGGTAGTGTGCGGGCAGTTGGAACTGCTTCTAATAATTGTTCTCGGGTCCAGCCATGCATAATATTGCGTTCTTCGTATTCAATGCCTCGGCTTTCAAGCAGTGCTTTGGCTTGAACACAATAAGGACATTGATCCTTACTCCATACTATCGCTTTCATTCAGTTTCCTTGTTTTGATGTATCATAAGTTTGTGCAAAAATATCTTTCTTTACAACGCCATAGTCACCAGGACCATGCTTGACAATATAATCATTGCCTTTGGTATATTCTAAATTGCCCCAGCTGGCTTTTACAACACCATCATGGTCAGCAAGTCGAGCTACCTTCATGATCTTCTTGGGTGTTGCCGTGCCGTCGCCGTTGTCATCATAATAGGCCGTAAACTTGATAGGGCTTACAGGATACCGTTCGCCCTTGGGGCCTGTAATAATCTTGTGTCCCACTGTATATGCAACAGGACCTTCTAGTGTGTCTACTGTGCCGTTGTCTGTGGCAGTTTCATACTTGATGGGAGTAGGGTGCTTGTAGGTTTCAAACCCACCTTGTTGGAACCATTCGTCGTTAATCATAAGTTTGGTAACTCGTCGTAATCAATATTCTCGCTCATTACACCAATAACATAGTTGGTGCTTTCATTTTCCTGTAGTGCTGTTTGCTTTTTGCTAACATCAACGTGTTTGTTAAACCAAGGAATTGGGGTGCTACGTGGTGCAGGCTCCTGGTACTTGATTCCAATTTCTTTAAGTGCATTGACTGCTGTGTAGTCCACAAAGTCTTTGAGAATGTTAGCGTTAAGTCCAATCACGGGGCCTTTCTTGAACAAGTATTCAGCCCAGGCTTTTTCTTCACGGATCACATCCAAGTACATCTGATACACTTCAGCTTCACATTCTGCTTTGGCCTTGGCAAAGCGCGGATCTTCTTTGACAACCTGATTGATCAACCAAGCTGTCCATTCCTTGTGCAGAATCTCGTCTTGCAAGATCAAGCCAATAATATTACCATTGCCCATAAAGATGCGATTCTCTACCATGGCTAAACTAGTAGCAAAGCTAACCATAAAGCGGAATGCTTCTAGTGCATAACTAGCGTTAAGAGCCATCCAAATTGCTTTGATGTGTTCATGTTCAGAAAACTTTTCTAACAATTCTTTGCGACAGTTGATCATGTGCAACTTATCATAGTAGTTGCCCACACTTGATGCCATGTCCACAATCTCTTGTGTGTCGTGGATAGTGTTGAACACATCCTTGGGCACGTTGTAGATGTTGCGAATGATGTGACTGTAACTGCGACTATGAATGTTTGTTTCAAAGAATGTCCAGTTGTACACCAGGGCCTCTAGTTCGGGAATACTCACAACAGGTGTAAAGATTTGACTTGGGCCACGTCCTTGTAAACTGTCTAGTGCTGTTTGCCGTAGTAGATTTGATGTAAAGATATGCTTGACAGTATCTGATGCGTCTTTGAAGTCTTGTGCGTCTTTGGTTAACGAGATTTCTTCTGGTACCCAAAAGAAGCCACGTGCTTCTTGCTCGTACTTGACTAGTTTGTTGTATTTGACTTCTTCAAATCGTTGTACTGTTACCGGGCCTGCTGGGTCCAGGAACATCTTGCGATTGAGATAGTCTGTTTTTAATTTTAAATTGTATTGTGCTTGACTCATTGTATTACCAGTGTCTAATTGTGTTGGCTATGATAAAGCCACAAGTTATAACATGTATTATAACCCAAAATGTTTTAAAGAACAAGGCTATTCGAGCTTCTCGAAGTGTTAGTATAGGCACATCAGGACGGTCATGATCTGACTCGCCCATCAAGTGCCCAGTTGCTCGGGCCCAGACTTTTTCTAAGCTATTCAAAGTTTACACGCCTCGCAATCTTCTTCAAGATCAAAATCAATCTCAAGTAAGGGTGCAGGTGCATCTTCTTTGACCATCTTGCTGCCAGCCTTGTTGATTAAGCTGTAGTAGAATGTTTTCAGTCCCCAGTAGTGTGCTTGCATCAAGTTCCGGGCAATCAGTGTGGTGGGAACTTTGCGGTCAGGAAAGTGTGCAGGGTTGTAGAATGTGTTTGTTGAGATTGACTGATCAACGTAAGCCGCCAACACAGCCGCGGTCTTTAAGTAGCCGTCACAGTCTTTTTGTGCCCACATCATTTGATACTTGTTTTTAAGTTTGTGATACTCGGGCACAACCTGTGTTAATGATCCTGCTTTGGATTCTTTAACAGAGATTAGACTCATGGGCATTTCAATGCCGTTGGTTGAGTTGATAACCACACTACTAGACTCTACAGGAGCAATGGCCATCAAGGTAGCATTGCGTACCCCGTAACTGCGCATCTCTGCTCGCAAACCTTCCCAGTTTAGTTCAGGAGCAAAGTCCGTGAGCTCGTTGACCCCGGCGCTACGTCTCTCCCAAGGAAAGACACCTTTACCATACCAGGTGCGGTCTGAATCTTTGCAACGGCCCCGCTCCTTAGCAAGCTCAACTGTGGCTTCGGTAAGGTAGAAAGCCTGATGTTCCATCCAGCTTTTGACTTCGGCCAAAGAGTCCTTGTCACCATATTGGAGTCCTCGTTTGGCATGCCAGTAAGCCAAGTTAGTAATGCCGATACCAAGCGGCTGGATTTCGTCATTCGATAACTGCGATTGGATTGACAGGAAGTCTTGGTAGTCAAGGATATTGCACAAGGATCTCTGCAGAATTCTACAAGCTCTGCGCATGTCTTCAGGATTCCGGAATGCACCCCAGTTAATACTTCCAAGCGTACAGAGCGCGATTCGCCCATCAGCGTCATCCAGGCGCTTAAACGATTTTGTAGGTAAGAGAATTTCACAGCAAAGATTACTCTGGTAAATGGTGTGATACTCAGAGTCAAACGGACCCTGGTTCATCACGTTGTCAATAAACACAAGATAGATACGACCAGTGTCTGTTCGCTCTTTCAGTATGCCCGACTTGAAAACTTCTTCAGCACTCATGGTCTTGGTGCGTAAGTCTTTACGTTTTTCGTATTTAACATACAGCTCTTCAAAGCGTTCGGTATTTTTATAAAACGCTTCGTATAAGTCTGGTACTTCGTTGGGATCAAAGAATGTTATGTCTTCTTTGTTTTTGAATCGTCTCCAGAAGAAAGCACTAAGCACAACCCCATAATCCATATGACGGACTCGGGTTTCTTCTGTTCCTTGGTTGTTCTTAAGGACAATAAGGTCATCAAACTGAAGATGCCAAATAGGATAAAAAACAGTAGCACTTGCATTACGAATACCTCCTTGACTGCAACTACGCAGGTCACCAAACCACTTCTTCAAGAATGGGATCATACCTGTGTGCATAATTTCACCACCACGAATGGGTGAACCTAGTGGTCTTAGACGACCAATCTCCAAACCAATGCCGGCACGTTTGCTGGCATACTTGGCCATCATCTCGCCACTAGCGAATATACTATCAAGATCGTCGTCACTCCTGATAAGCACACAACTACTAAACTGTTTAGTAGGAGTGCCGAGCCCTGCAAGCACAGGTGTAGCAAGAGTAAACAAACCATCAC